TGGCTGCCGAAGCACCACATCGAGTTGCTGTGGGCGGCGGCGACCTTCAGCCAGCCGTCGGGCCAGCGGTCCCAGGCGAGGCGGGTTTCGGCGTAGGGCGGATCGACGATGAGGCAGTCGGCCTGTACGCCGAGGGCGGGGAGCACGTCCCGCATGTCGCCGCAGTACAGCTGCAGTCCGGTGTCGGGGTCTTCCCAGTACGGGGTCACGTGGGTCTCCGTGGTGTGGGTTGGGGTGGGGTGCGGGGGCGGGGCTCACACAGCAGGCGAGGCGGGGCGCGCTCGGGCGATCCGGTCGGCCAGCCTCTGGTGCGCCGCCGCTCGGGCCTCGGTGTCCGCTCGCAGATCTCCGAGGGCGGTACGCAGGCGGGCGATGGTCCGCTCTCGGCGCGCGTCCAGAAGGTCGATCAGGGCTTCGGGGTCACATCGGTCGATCAGGCCCTGAAGCCTGGCCAGCTCTTCGGCGGGCGTGGTCATGTCGGTTCTCCTGGTGGTGGGTGGTCAGACGACAGACGAGACGGCGGTCAGGGCGCGGGCCACGGCGAGAGCGGCGGCGGGGGCGCAGACGGTGCGGTCGCAGGCGTCGTGCCGGTCCGAACCGGGCTCGTTCAGGGACTCGTCGTCGTGGCTGTACGACACGGCCACGAGGAGGTCGGCGAGCGCGTTCACGACGTCGGGGTGCAGGCGGACGGCGACGGTGTGGGCGGCGACGGCGGGTGAGCTGGGGGCCAGCTTGGCGGCGGCGGCCCTGAGTTCGTCGGCGGGTGTGATCACGGTGATCTCCTCGTGGGTCAGTTGGTGGTCGGGCCGGGGCAGATGAACGGGTATGGCGGGTTCGTGCCGTGGCAGGCCGGGCAGTCCTCCGCGTTGGCACCGCCACCGACATGCCGGGGCGGGTCCTCACGGCCGCGCCACTTGGCGGGCGCGATGTCCACCGCCTGCTCCCCGGCCAGCCGAAGCGCCGTGTCCAGGTCGAAGCGGTGCGCGTCCAGCCAGTCCTCCTCGCGCTCTGAGGTCACGCGTTCGCGGTCCCACCGGCCGGTGCTGCTGAGGCAGAGGCTGTGCCGCAGCACGGCCCACCGCTTGTCGCCTCGGTATTCGACGGTGATCGAGTAGGTGCCGCCGGGGTCGGCGGTCTCAGGCAGGAGCGACACCTCGTAGCAGGTGGCTTGGATGTGGGGTGCCGGATCGGTGCTGGTCACGGTGTTCCTTACTCGCGGGTCAGTGTGGTTGGCGGGGGGTGGCGATGGGGGCGGGCGCGGTGGTGGACGGCTAGGCGGCGTCGCGGAGGGCGGCGAGGAGCCGTTCGCGGCGGTCGCGCTGCTGGTCCGGGGAGAGCGGCATGCGGCCGGTGGGCGGCTTCCAGTCCTTCACCCGGCCGGTCGGGACGGCCTCGGCGTAGAGGCGCTCGAAGGCGGTGGCGTCTCGGCGGGTGGGGGCGTTGTCGCGCTGGAGGCGTTTGCGTGCGGCGGTGATGGTGTGGGGGCCGAGTCCGGTGCGTTCACGGATTTCGGCGTTGTTGAAGCCCTGGTGGATGAGTTCGGCGACGTCGGCTCGGATTCTCATGGGTGGCTCCGGGGGCTGGGGCGGGCGCCTGTTCAGGGTGGCGTTGTTGGGCGCGGGTGTTCCCCTGGCTTGGTGGCGGCTGGGGCACACCCCACAATAGCCCATACTCCATTGCGTAGGCCATGGTTGTGCGGACATGAAGAAGCCCCCGAACCATCACGGTCCGGGGGCTCCCCCCAGCTTGCCCCTCACCGGGAACAGAAACGGGTCAAGAGGGCGCTCTCAGGTCGGCCTCGCACAGCGGGCCACCACCCAGACTCCCACCACCCACTGACACTCCGGGCCCGTTCCCGTCACTCCTCGTCGTCGGCGTCCTCCCACAAGCCGCCCATGTGCGACGCCGGCCCGGCCGCCTCCCGCATCGCCTCATGCGCCTGCCGCAGGAGACGCCTGGCCTCGGACAGGGCGCTCGTCACCGTGACGACCTCGTGCAGGATGTCCTGCTGGGAGGTTTCGGCCAGAGGCTTGGCATCGAGGCGAATCCTGCCGTCGTGGTGCAGCTGGGTGAGGCCGGCCTCGAGTTGTTCAAGGGTCTGAGGGAGCCGCTCGAGCAGGGTGGTGATGCCGTTGGCGACGTCGGATACGTCACCGGGCTGGGCAAACACCTTGGTGTCCAGAGTCCGATGGTTCAGAGCGCGCACCTGTTCGGCGGCCTCGCTCGCGATCTCTGACGGGGTGCGGTTCAAGTCCATGAAGGCTCCGGGACGTTGTCGGCAGGTCCGGCCAGTCTTCCAGCCACGCCCCGCGTGCGGGCCCGGATCGAGCGCTCTGCTCCTGCGGCCGCCCTCTACCGCCGGCCGGGCGCCGGAGCGCATCCTGGAGGCCTGCCGCAACCCCCACCAGACCACCGGGAGTCGACGATGCACTGCCCGAACTGCGGAGGGTCCGCCCAGCAGGGCCCCGACGGATCGTGGTCCTGCCCCCAGTGCGGCCCGATCTCCGGATACAGTCCGCCCGCCCAGCCCTCGACGCTGTCGGCTCCACGGATAGGCTCGCCCGCGTGACCACGAAGCCACGCAGTGCCGAGGACGCGGCGAAGGCTGCCGATTTCCTCGCCAGTCGGACGATCACCACCACCATCTGCCAGCAGTGCGGAACCGAGATCGCAGGGATCAACGGGCGGTATTCTTGTGGCATTTGTGGGTGGGTGAACCATTGGTCCCAGGGCGACACTGAACTCCCGCCCCTGCCCGACTTGGACGACGAGGCCGCATCACCTCCGGGAGGTCGATCGCGACCGGCGGCGCCCGGCTGCTGATGCCTGCGGCCGGGCGCCGCTGCGGTCAGCCCAAAGTGTCGTACCGGCGGCCCGGCACACGGTCCTCCGGCCACGGGGCCGCCGCGATGTCCCGGCCCCTGTGCCTGCTTCCCGCGTCGATCCTCCGGGTGTGCATCAGGTGCAGTGGGTCTGTCTCGAACGGGGGCTGGCCGGCCTGCTCCCGGATGGCGTTCCGGGCGTCGATCGCGGCCTGCTTCTGCGGGGCATCACACGGCATGCCGGGCTCGGCCCGGCACGTCGAGCAGCGGTGAGCGAGCGCGTACACGTGCACTGGAGGCGGGAACGCGGGGGCGTTGTCGGTCATCGGTATCCATCCCTTTTCGGTCTGGCTGGTCGGATGGCTAGGCGGACAGGCCCTTCTCGTTACCCACGTGCCGGGCCTTCGGCATGCCGGCGTACTGAGCCGCCCTCCCAGCGGGCGCCTGCTTCATCGCGCGCTCCGCGCTTCCCCGAGCCTCTTCGGAAGGGCTGACCACGTCGACGTCGGTCCAGTAGAAGTCCAGCATCGTCCGCAGTGTGGTCGGCTCCTGGTTCGGGCCGCACGGTACGGTCAGCTGGTCCAGGAACTGCCACAGCTCGTAGTCCTCCTGCGCCGCGATCGTGCCGGTCTTCGCGTGAACGGCCTGGTGCCTCTGAACGGCGATCGCCAGCCTCCGCAACGACTCCCGCGCGGCTTGGGTACCGTGCTGCGTCGCGGCCCGGTGGTTGTGGCGCCGTTGGGTCTTGCTCAGTTCGGAGATGGCGGCCTGGATCATCTGGTGGAAGCTGGCCGTGCCGCGCCGCCACCTCTCGTACTCGGGCCGCGTCGCAAACCACTCCTGCTTCCCGGCCCCACCGCGCGCCCGGCACTCCTGCTCGAAGGCCTCACGTTCGGTCTTCCGCCGGCGAAGCACAGCGGCGGTGCGCTGGTGCACGGTGTTCAGCGCGGTCCGGGTCCGCTCGATGTTCTGAGGGCTGGTCAGGAGTTCCCAGGTGTCGGAGTCGCGGCGCTTGGGGTGGGCGTGCTCGACGGCGAGTTGTTCGTAGTCACGGTCATCGAGGTGAGCGAGAGCGGGTGCGTCCACTACTGGCCTCCAAGCCGGTGTTGGGCGGTTCTGGGTTCCATCGTGCGGTACGGCACTGACAGTGCGGAGGGGAACAGCAAAGGCCCGACCGCCAGGGGGCGGCCGGGTGGTGGGCTACGTGGTAGGCGTCTTGCTGGTCAGTACGTCGACGGCTATCGCTGCGAGGATCGCCCGGGCGAGCTCAGGGTCGATGATCCAGCAGACGGCGATGATCGGAATCAGGACGGACAGGGCGTAGTTGTGGCTGGGCAAGATCTGGTCAACTCTCTGTGGGGAAACGGAAGATGGGCGCAGCCCAGCCACACTGGGGCCCTACGGGGTGCCCGTCGGGATCTCTACTCCCGGCGGGCCAACCCAACGTAACCCATACTCCATGGCGTCGCAATGGGTGGGATTCAGGTCTGTGCCATGTCGACAAAGCGGGAGTAGTGGCCCTGGAACGCTGCCGTGATGATGGCGGTAGGCCCGTTTCGGTGCTTGGCCACGATCAGGTCTGCCTCGCCGGCCCGCGGTGATTCCTTCTCGTAGGCGTCCTCGCGGTGTAGGAGAACAACCATGTCCGCGTCCTGCTCGATCGCGCCGGACTCGCGCAGGTCGGAGATGACGGGCTTCTTGTCTTGGCGCTGCTCCGGGCCCCGGTTCAGTTGCGACAGAGCGATCACCGGCACCTGCAACTCCTTGGCCAGCAGCTTCAGACCACGGGAGATCTTCGAGACCTCCTGCTGCCTGTTCTCCGTACGCCCGTCCGACTCCATCAGCTGGATGTAGTCCACAACGATCAGGTCCAGGCCGTTCTTCGCCTTGCGCTTCCGGGCGCGGGAGCGGATGTGGTTCAGGGTGATGTTGGGGGAGTCGTCGATGTAGAGCGGGGCTGCCTGGATGTCCGGCATGCGGCGGGCGAGGCGGCTCCAGTCGTCTTCGGTCATCGTGCCACTGCGCATGTGGTGTAGGGCGACCCGGGCCTCGGCGGAGTTGATCCGCATCGCCAGCTCGTTGCGGCCCATCTCCAAAGAGAAGATCTGTGAGGTGCGGTTGTGCTTGATGGAGCAGCAGCGGGCGAAGTCCACGGCCAGGGTTGTTTTCCCCATGGCGGGCCGGGCGGCGATGACGATGAGCTGTCCGGGCTGGAGTCCGTTGGTGAGGGAGTCCAGGTCGCGTAGACCGGTGGGGACGCCGGTGATCTCATCTGTGCGGTTCTGAATGGCGTCCAGCTCGTCGAGCATGCCTTCCATCGCGTCGCCGAGGGCGATGTCTTCCTCGTCGGGGTGGGAGACCTCGGTGGCGGTGTAGACGGCGGTCTGGGCCTGGTTGCAGATGTCGGCGAGTTCGCCTTCCTGGGCGTAGGCCATGGCGGCGATGCGCTGGCCGGCCTGGGCAAGGCCTCGCAGGATGGCTTTCTCGTTGACGATGTCGGCGTAGTACTCGGCGTTCGCGGCTGTGGGAACGGTGTCGACGAGGTGGTGGATGTACGAGGGGCCGCCCACCTTGCTGATCTCGCCGCGCTTGGTCAGTTCGGCAGACACGGTGATCGGGTCGACCGGGTCGCCATTGCCGTAGACGTCGAGGATTGCCCGGAAGATCGCCTCGTGCTTGGGTGCGGCGAACTGATCCGGCTTCAGGACCGCGGTCACCTCGCCGATCGCGTCCTTCGACAGAAGCATGCCGCCGAGGACGCTCTGCTCGGCGTCCTGGTCGTGCAGGGGCTTCCGGTCGAGGCCGCTGTCGTCGCTGTGGCGGGTCTGCGCGGGTACGCTCATAGAAGATCTCCGTTCGAGGGGTCTGGCGGCGGCAGGGGCCTTGCTACGGGCTCCCCTGCCGCCGTTGTGCGTCGAGGTCAGGCGTGTGCTGGCTGGTGCGGGACGTATCCGGGGTGGCAGCGGCACTTGGCCATGCCCGTCTCGGTCTCCACCATCCGCTGCGCCGGTGACATGGGCTCGCGACCGTCGTTGCACTGGCCGCACCACGGCTTGTTGACGCCAGCCGGGCGGATCACAGCCTCAGGGTTCATCTGCGCGTGCTTCACCAAGTCCGTCCATCCCTTCGCGCCCAACTCGGCAACGAGGGTGCACAGGTTGCCCACGGACCGGCCCACGGACAGCAGTCCATCCGCGGCCGCACGTACGGACCGGACCGCGTCCGGGCGTGGCGGCAGGCCAGCTGTGGCCATGTAGGCGGCGATGTACGCATCAACGACCTTGTCGACGTCCCCGACGTCGACAACGCCCGCAGGGCTGTCGGAGGTCTTTTCGTTGTTCGGCTCTGCCGCTTCTCTCTCTCCTTCGGCACCAGCCGAAGGGGTTGCGTCAGGCGTCGACGGCGAGGCCCCCGGGGAGAGAGATCCTTTCAATTCCTTAGAAGACTTTATGGTGGCAGATTTTGCTACCCGTGCCGGTCGTTTTCTGCTACCCGTGGCGCCCCCCTCGGGGGACGGGTGGTCATTCTTGCTACCCGCTGACCTGCGGTTTTGTGCCTGCCCTGGCGGGTGGCAGATTTTGCTACCCGCTGCGGAGGGATGGCACTGACCGTCGATGTCGTGTCCCCCGGGGCACTCCGGCCTGTGCGCGCCGGCGAGGTCCCAGACCGGCGGCCGCCGGTCTGGGCGGATGTGCTCGACCAACTTCGGGTCACCAGGGATGATGAGCCTTCGTCGGGCGAGCTCCCGCAGGTGCGCCTGCGCAGCGCGCGGCGACATGAGGCACTCCGCGGCGAGGACCTCGGACCGTGCGAAACAGCCGCTCATCTTCTTCGGCCCGTTGCCCGCATGGTTGGCCACGCGCAGCATGATGACCAGTTCTCCGGTCTTCTCCAGATGCGGAAAGGCGACCTCATCGACCCACGTCTGGCCCTGATAGCTCACCGCAGCACCCCGACCATGTGGAGGATCATGCGTGGGCCACTTGCCGACAGACTCACTAGTACGGCTACCCTAAGCACCGAGGGCCCTGCTTTCACTGGGTGGGACTCGAAGATCCAGCGGCTGGCAGGCCGCTGTGACTTGCATGGGACGGCCGGTAGAGGCGCTGCGACCTCGATGACCCGGCCGTTCTGCGTATCCGGGCTGGGGCTGCGATCCCAGGTCCGGCATGCGGTCAACCGTCGACGCTCTCGCGGTCGTCATCGTCGTCGACCACCTTCCCGTAGACGTTCCGGAAGAAGTCGAGGAACGGGTCGGTCGCCATCAGCAGGGCGCCAGAGGCTTTGCCGTATGGATATGGCCGACCTGGGCCGAAGGGCCAGTGCTTGGCGTATCGCTCGGACGTAGCGATGTGCCGTACGCCCTCGCGGGTGATGCTGCCGACAATCTCCAGCTTCACCAGCAGGGCCGCGCCAGTCGTGAAGGTCACGGCGGGCGGAAGCCGGGTCTCCCCGGTGTTGTCGGGGTTGCGGGGGCTCATCGGCACCGCCGAACCCCGAAGCCACTTCGCACCGTGCGAAGTGGAAGCGCTAGTCTCGACACGCGCAGGTCCCATCCTTTGAAGGTGATCTGTTGCAGGGCCGCGCTTTGTCTTCGCAGGACAGCGGCCCAAATCGACGGTCGGCTGGTTGTGGTGACCAGTCGGCCGTCACCTACTGCTACCGGACACCCTCCTCTCGAGGCCAAGACGCGGACGCGTCGCGCACGAGCTCCGAAACGAGCTCCACACGGTCACCCGGGATAACGCGGATGGTTACCTCCAGTGCGTCACCTGTGCGTCCCGACCTTCCTACCAGCGTCATCTCCATGACGGGCATGGATGTTGCGATCTCTAGAAGCCGCGCTTCCTCTTCCGAGGGCATCCGAGTTCTGACCGTCTCAGCCCAAGAGATCGGCCCGTGGCCGGCCTCTTCCAGTCGATCCAGGTACCCGCCGGGCCCCGTCGACTTTTCGGCGATCCGCGGAGCGTCTTCAACCGCCGGCGGGCTCAGCCAGGTGTCGACGATCTGGAACGGGGGTTCCTCTTCCGGAGACATGACGCGCCGCCTCCGCAGAACCTCGCTCCCGGGCTCCACCGAAAAGATCTCGGCAACCCGGTCCGGCGCTGGCTCGAACGACCGCCTGGGCGTGCCGTGCGTTTGCCAGACCTCGTCTGGATAGCTGGCTGCCGGGAAGACGTACATCCCGGCGCTGCTCCTGGTGACCAACTGGCTCCGGGTGATCCGGCGACGCTCGGTCCGGGCCAGAACGACAGTTCCCTTTCGAGGGGCACTCAGCACCAGACCTTCTGATGCCAGTTGAGTCAAAGCCGCCCGCACGGTCTGACGTGCAAGGCCGTAGTCCTCCATCAACTTGGTGATGGCTGGCAGGCCTGATCCGGGCGGGAACTCACCCCCCTCGATGCGACCACGCAAGAGCTGAGCAAGCTCTCGGTAGGTCTTCGGGCCGTCGGGAATCGGCATTCATGCCTCCTGTCGTGTGTCTCCATTGAACACTCTGGGCTAGCCTATTGACAAGTAGGGCTAGCCCAGAGATATGGTGGTTCTAGTCAATCACGACGGGTCCTAGCACGCAGAGCGGCCCCCGGTGTGTCACCACCGGAGGCCGTGTGTGTGGACCAGAGCCCAGCCTGCGTAACCAGGAGGCACAGATCCATGAGTCAGGATCGCACAAGTACCCCCACCAGTATCAAGCAGACTTCCCAGTCCGATGAGGCGCTGCGTGGCGTCACCGCCGAGCAGATCGGCCCGCGTGTCGAGGGCGTCGTCTACTACGACGGCCCGCGCCTGGTCCAGGTCCGCCGCGTCGTCACCGACCTCGCCGAGGCCCGCCGGATCCTCCGCCGGAACGCCGCCCGGTTCGCGATCCACGTCGTGGACATGCACGCCGGCACCAACTACTACACCGGCGCCGTCTGGACCGGCTCCGACCGCGTGTTGAAGGCGGTGGCGTAGATGGACCAGAAGCGCCTCGCGCAGATGATGCTCGCGGAGAGCACCGCCGTCGGCTTCCTCGCGCTGGTCGGTCAGATGACGGCCTCCCACCCGCACCCGGACGGTCCGAAGATCCGGCTCACCGCCACCCTGATCGACGGCGGTATGGACCTTGGCTCCGTGGACGTCGACGTCACGAACCTGTGGGACCTGGGGGAGCTGGCCCGAGCCCGGGCTGTCAGCCCCGCCCCGGCCGGCCGCCCGGTCCTGCGTGTGGTCGGGGGTGCGGCGTGATGCAGCAGCCCGACCTCGAGCAGATCCCCGGCGCCGAATGGTCCGCCGGCGCGGTCGCCCAGTGCTACCCCGACCTGTACGACGACATCGTCGACCTGTTCACCAGCCTCGACCCGCGCCAGATCACCGACCAGGTGATGCGGGACCGAGAGGTCGACTTCCGGTCCGCCGTCGCCTCCCTCGACGACTGGTTCGGCGAGATCGCCGACCCCTACGCGGACGAGGACGACTCCTGATGACCGCGCGACCGTACGACGTCCACACGGCGGGCAACGCCGTCCCGCCCGTGGACGGCACCGACCTCGGCGACATCCTCGACGACCTCGAAGGATTCCACCCCGGCATCGATCTGATCCGGGACGGCATCCGCCTCATCGCCACCGACCGGCTGACCCTCGCACAGACGCAGACGCTGTGCGCGGTCCTCGCCGGAGCCAACGGCGTCGACGTCCTCACCCTGATCGCCCACACCGTCGCCCGCCTCACCGACGCCGACACCAATCCGTCCCTGCGCACCCTCCCCCTCGAGCAGCAGAAGACCGCAGCCCTCCACGGCGAGCACCTGGTCTTCGACCTCGCCGACGACGACCTCCACCAGCACGCCTCCGAAGCCGCCGCCGCCATCACCGGCACCTGACCCCGAAAGGAACCCCACGACCGTGAAGACCCGACTCGCCCGGTTACGGGCCTGGATCACCGCCTACGCCGGCCAGTGCTCCATCTGCCAGGGCTGGTTCGACGACTGGCCCGGCGGGATCTGCGCCGCCTGCCAGGCCACCGGCCGCAGCTGACCACCCACCGGGGCCCGACCGCCCGAGCGCACAACGGCCGGGCCCCACCCCCCTCTGGCCGCGCCCGAGGCCGTACCGCCGCCCTCCCCTCCGGCGGTACGGCGCCGAGCACGACCAGCACCCGACCAGCCGAACCACCGGAAGGACCACCGTGAACAAGCCCCGCATCAAGGCCAACGCCATCAAGAGCGCCGCCAACATCGCCTACTACGGCGGCACCCTCGGCGCCGGCGTCGGCATGTACGAGCTGATGAACCAGCCCACCGCGGTCGGCATCGTCGTCGTCCTCGTCTTCACCCTCACCGTCGAGGGACTCCTCAGCACGATGCTCACCGAGCTCCTCGACCGGCCGGTCACCCGCCTCCAGACGGCGGCCGCCGCGACCAACACGCAGAAGGGCGACCACCGATGACCAGCCGCGAGTTCACCCAGCAGCACGGCGACCCCGCCACGTGGAGCACCGCCGACATCGAGGCGCAGCAGAACCTCGCCGCCATCGACGCCCTGCCCGACTTCACCCTCCTGATGCTGCTCCCCGACCCCGACCCGACGCCCGCCGCCTGACACCGAAAGGCCCCGCCATGGCGCTCACCCTGTTCACCCGCCGCACGAAGCGGCTCGCCACGGAAAACCCCGCCCCGCAGCCCGCCTCCGCACACCCGGAGAACCCGGCCGACAACGTGATGATGCGGTTCCTGACCCAGGGCGGCGCCCAGGTCCACGTCACCGGATCCGGCCGCTACGTCGAGGACAACAACTGGAAGTGCCTCGGCTGCAACGACGGCAGCGAAGGATCCGGCCGCCACGACTGGATCGCTCGCGACGCGGCCAACGAGCACGCCTCCGCCTGCCGGGCCATGCCCAAGCCGAACGCCGCCTGACCCCGTACCCGCCCGCACCGCAGGAAGGAAACCGATCCCGATGACCTCCACCCCGGCCGGCCACGAGCCGAACCGCCCCACCGCGGACGGCCCCCTCGCGCCCACCGCGCCGGGGACACCCAACGGCACCCTCGGCCCCCGGCTCACCCTCACCCGCCCCCAGAAGCTCCTCATCGGCTTCGTCATCTTCGGCGCCGTCGCCATCGCCGCGATCGGCTTCATCGGCTCCTACACCGCCGTCACCCAACTCGCCTACGCCAAAGGCTTCGGCGCCTTCTCCCGCGTCTTCACCCTCGGCATCGACCTCGGCATCGGCGTCTTCCTCGCCCTCGACCTCCTCCTCACCTGGCTCCGCATGCCCTACCCGGCCCTCCGCTACGGGGCCTGGCTCCTCACCGCCGCCACCATCGCCTTCAACGCCGTCGTCTCCTGGCCCGACCCCGTCGGCGTCGGCATGCACGCCGTCATCCCCATCCTCTTCGTCGTCTCCGTCGAAGCCGCCCGCCACGCCATCGGCCGGATGGCCGACATCACCGCCGACCGGTTCATGGAAGGCCCGCCGGCCTCCCGCTGGTTCCTCAACCCCATCGCCACGTTCATCCTCTGGCGCCGCCAGCGCCTGTGGGCGATCCGCAAATGGGACACCGTCCTCGAACTGGAGCAGGAGCGGCGGATCTACATCGCCAAGCTCCGCAAGCAGCACGGCCGGTGGGCGTGGCGCCGCAAGGCCACTGCGGAACAGGCCCTCGTCCTGTCTCTCGCCAAGGACGGTATGAGCGTTGCCGAGGCCATCGAGCTTCCGGCCCGTGAGGAGGCCAAGCGCCTCGAGGAGGAGTCCCGCATCGCCCGGCAGGCCGAGCGGGCCGAGTACGAGCGCCGCCAGCAGGAGGAGAACGAGCGCCTCGAGCGTGAGCGGAAGGCCCTCGAGCTGGAGGAGGCCCGGCAGAAGGCCGAGCGTGACCGCCAGCTCGCCGAGGCCCAGCACCAGGCCCGCATCGACGAACTCGCCCGCCAGCAGCGCGCGGCCGCCGAGGCCGAGGACCGCCGCCGACGCGAGGAGCAGCTCCAGCACGCCCGCCTGGTCGCCGAGCAGCAGGAGCGTGCCGCCGCAGCCGCGAAGCAGCGGCAGGAGGCCGAAGAGGCCGCGCGCGTGGAGGCCGAGCGGAAGGAGGCTGCCAGCCGCCGGGCCGCCGATGCCATCCAGCGCGCTGCCAATGCCACTGCCAGCCCGACTGCTACCAGCCGACCCGCCAGCCCCGCCAATGCCAGCGCCAGCGCTACCAGCTCTGCCAGTGCCAGCCGCCACACCGCACCTGCCAACCCTGCCAACCGTACGACTGCCAACGGTGCTACCAGCCCGGTCGGTTCTGCCAGTGCCACTGCCAGCCAGAGCGCTACCAGCACGGCTGCCACCGCTGCCAGTGGCATCGACATCCAGGAAGTGGTCGCCGTCTACCAGCTGCTGAACGACCAGCTTGGCAAAGCCCCCTCCGACCAGAAGCTCGGCGAAGCCCTGGGCGTCTCCCGCTCCCGCGCCCAGCAGCTCCGCACCGCCGCCATCGACGCCGGACACACCGAACTGGCAAAGCCCGTCCGGCTCGCCTCCTGACCTGCCAACCGAACCTGCCAGCGAAAGGCACCCGTGACCACCGCCCGATGCACCGTCGAAAACTGCCAGTCCTCCCCGGCTACCAGCCAGCCGATCATGCTGTGCACCCGGCACGGCGTGGAGGTCGCGCTGGCAGTTCTGCCGCTGGCACTGGCAGACGCCCTGGCAGGTCTGGCAACCGACGTCGACGAACTGGCAGACCTCCGGGGCCGCGTTGGCAGGCACTGGCGCCAGGGACAGATCAACGCCGTCGTCACCTGGATCCGCCAGGCCGGCGACCCGAAGGCCGTGTCCCTCGAGGACGTGATGAACCGCCTGAGCCTGAAGCAGACCACCGCCTACGACCGGCTCTCCACCGCACAGCAGTTGTACGCCGCCCAGCCCGACGCCCAGACCGCCTGAGGACCCGAAGTGAAGCAGACCCGGATCCAGCAGCCGCCGCAGGCCGCCCCTCGGCCTGTGGTCCCGCTGCACGTGCCCCCGCCGGTCGACCTCCGGCCCGTCACGGCTCCGCCGGACCTGCTGGACCCGCCGACGTGGGGGCAGCGGATCCTGCCCAAGCACCTCCGGCAGGTCATGGCCGGCCTCGGCTGGTGGCAGGATCCGGTACCCCAACCCCCCTCCCTGCACCTCCTCCAGGTCCGCGAAGCCCTCGAGCGGTACGGCTGGTGCAAGTCCCTCGACGTGTCGCCGACCGGCCGGATGTGCATCCGCGGCTGCCAGTCCCTGCTGGAAAAGTCCGGGCACGTCACCCCCCACGCGCGCGGCCGCGCCGAGCAGTACATGCAGCAGCAACTCGCCAAGGACGGCGTGACCATGCCTTTCTTCGCCTGGAACGACCTCCCCGACCGCACCTTCCCGCACGTCACAGCCCTGCTGACCAGCGCCTCCTACCAGGCCCGCGCAAACGGAGAGTGAAATGAACACCCCCAACAACGACGAGCAGTTCACGGAAATCATCAACACGCAGAACTGGGGCCCCTACGGAGCACCCACCGCGCAGCCGGTAAAGCCCGGACTCACCAAGCGCGGAAAGGTCGCCGTCGCGGTCGGCGTAACCGTTCTCGCGGGCGGCGGAATGCTCGCCTGGCAGGACTACTCCGCCGACGCGAACGCCAACCAGATCAAGGCGCAGGAACTCGCCCTGCAGCGGGAGCAATTGGAGGTGGAAAAGCTGAAGGAAATCAACAAGGCGGCCACCCGGAACGCCAAGACGCAGGCCACCGAGGACTCCGCGAACCAGAAGCTCATCGACGCCTGCATCGACACCGACAAGTCCCTGGTCGGAAAGCAGATGGGCGTCACCTACAGCAGCATCGTGGCGGACTGCCGCAGCGAGTACGCGGACACCGTCAGCGGCAGCGACATGCAGCCCGCCGGCTCTACCCAGGTCGCCTCGGACGGCGGCGACGGGGGCATCAACACGGGCCTACTGATCGGTGGAGGTGTCCTCGCCGGCGCGTTCGTCCTCGGCGCCCGCAAGGCAACGCGCAGTAACCAGACCTGACCTACTACTACCGCCACTGTCCGCGACAGATCCAACTACCGGCCCGTCATAGACCCCCTGAACAGGGCCTACCGACGCCACCGCGCCGGTAGTAGTAGTTACCGAAAGTGAGGAAGAGGATGGCGAGCGACACGGCCCCCGCGGCCGTTCCCGGGCCCGAGAACGCACCCCAAAGCACTGCCCCCGCAGCCCCCACGCACAGCGGAACGCAGCAGCCGGGCGGCCTCGCCGGGCTGCTCGCCGCAGTCGAACCCACCCGTCCCCCCGCCGGGTTCACCCTGAACCCCACCACCGGTGAAGGCGCGGCGTCCGGGCAGCAGGAGGTGCACGGAACGAGCGCTGATTTCCAGAACGGTGACCCCACGCAAGCCGCTGGGGGAAAGCAGCAGAGCACGGCTGGAGGCAGCGGTAACGGGCGTCAGGAGACCAGCGTGGTCCGTGCCTGGCTTCTCGCTGGTGCGGAACGGTGGAAGAAAGGCGCGGACGCCCGTAATAAGCGTCTGGATATTCAGAAGGCGCGCGCGCAGGCATTGCAGGTGAAGGAGACCCGTACGGTTTCCGTGAACCGTTCCAGCGGTGCATCCAGCGGAAAGCCGTCCGGAGGCACCGGTGGAAAGAGTGACGGCGGTAAGTCGCTGTCCAGCAAGTCCGGTGGCGGATCGCCGAAGGGGTCGAAGAACGCGTCCGGTCCGCAGTCGAAGGGCCCGCAGAGCGCGGGCGCTGGCGGCTCCGGGGGAGCGGGGCGGGGCGGCAAGGAGTCGGGCTCCCAGCCGGGGGCCGGCCGGGCCAAGGGCCCCGGTGGCTCCGACGGTCAGGGCGGGCGCGGCCGAGGTGGCGGCGGCAAGCCGTCCAGCGGCGACGGCAAGGACCACAGCAGCCGACGCGTCCCCCACAACAGCGCCGGGGCGTCCAAGGACAAGCCCGGCGGACAGACCACCTCCCCCTCCCACAGCAAAACGTCCGGCTCCAGCGGCAGCGCCAGCGCGGGCAGCGGGACGGGCCCGGGCAAGGGCAAGAAGCCCGACGGCGGAACCGGGAAGCCGCAGACCACAGAGACCTGCGGCGACGGATCCGGGATCAGCACGGCAAAGGGCAAGACGACCAAATCCGGTGCCGGACCGGCGAACGGCTCAGACGGTACGAAGACCAGCACGGACGGCAGGGACGGCACCAAACCGGCCGGGAAGCAGGACCAGCCCGGCAAGGGCAGCGGCCGCACCGACCCGGCGGGCAAGGGCGGACCGGCCGCCGGAACGTCCGGCGACACCGATCCGACGAAGAACAGCACCCGTACCGGCAAGGACGGCACCCCGGCCCCCACCGGCAAGCCCAAGCTCGACACCCAGAAGCCCGGCCAGCCCGCCGGGCAGACGAAGCCCGACACGGACCCCACCACGGCGAAGGACCCGAAGAAGCCCCGACCGGCCACCGGCACCGGCGGTGCCCCCGGAACGTCCCCCGGCCGGGCCCCGGGCTCCGGCATCGACCTGAAGGCCTCCCGCGAAGCCGGATACCGCGACGGCACCCGCGCCGCCACCGTCACCGCGCACGTCGAGGCCTGGCGCGACGGCGTCCGCGACGGATACCGCGACAAGAAGGAGGACGCCACCCGCGAGAAGCAGCGCTTGGACCAAGCCCACGACCAGTACAAGGCCCGCCCCCAGCCGGACAAGGACCAGCCCGTGACCGTGCCCGCCAGCAGCGCCGACTACCAGCCACCCGTCCCGCCCAAGCCCGACCACGTGCCCGGCCCGCAACCCATCCAGGTCACCGGCACCGACGCCACCCACATCCACCTCGCCGGCGGCGACCGTCCCCACATCAAGCACGGCGAGGTCCGCACCCTGCGCCGCTTCCAGCAGACCCTGGAGGCCAAGAACGACCGGATGACCCAGGTCGCCGAAGCCACCCGCACCCTCGAGGCCCATGCACGAGAGCAGGCCAAGCAGATCACCGAACTCCTCGAGCAGGCCCGCGGCAGCGAAGGCGGCGACAAGCTCGTCACCGCCCTCACCCGGCTCGCCGAGACCGCCGACGTGCAGACCGGGAAGGCCGCCGAGGTCCACAAGCGCGGCATCCGCGCCGCCGAGGCCTGCAAGACCCTCAGCAGCAACACCGAGACCCGCTACGGCGGCATCTACAAGGCCGTCGTCGACTCGCCCGACGGCGCAGCGAAGATGAGCTACTACCAGGAGATGTCCCATGCCTGACCTGACCTACGCCCAACTTGCCAAGGCCACCGCCGCGCTCGCGAAGGACATCACCCGCAGCGCCGAAGCGATCCGCTCCCACGCCCGCGACATCGACGCCGAGGCGAAGGACACCGCCCGGGTCGCCGAATGCATCGGCTCGTTCCGGGTCGATTCGGCGACCGTCGCGGAAACCCGCGAGGTCGCCCGCATCATGGCCGGCCTGTCCGAGGCCACCCTCGGCTACGCCACCGACGCCGTCACCACCGCCCGGGCCGCGCAGGCCGCCCACGACCAGAACAAGGCCAGCCACTCCGGCATCGGCGAAGCCGCTGGCCGCTCCCCGGTCGGCCGCGAGATCTACGACCTCGACCACACCTGGCTCACCCGCGAGTAGCCCGCCCCCCACCGCCCCGCGGGCCGGGACCGCTCTCCCTCGGTCCCGGCCCGCCCTCTACCCGCCAACACCCCACCCCGCCACGGAAGGACCCCGAACCCGATGAACCAGCAGACCACCAACACCGCCGCCACCCCCACCCCCGCAGTCCGCCGCCCGGCCACCACCGAACGCGCCATCGCCTGGGCCGAATCCCTCACCCCCGTCGCCGTCGGAGTCGGCGCACCCTTCCTCGACGGATCCGCCGCCATCCTCGGCGCCATCGCCTACGGCAGCACCGCCGGATTCCTCGCCGCGAACTACATGAACCGCCTCCCGCCCAACCTCATCGACCAGCTCCCCGCCGGAGACATCATCCGCGCCCACCGCAGCCCCCTCTTCGCCTCCACCCTCACCAGCGGAATGGCCCTCCTCATGGGCACCGTCCAAGGCCCCGCCGGCGCCGACGCCCTCATGGCCGGGCTGCTCAACATCCCCGCCAACCCCATCCCCGGCATCGTCTCCCTCGGCTGGTGGGCAGCCGTCGCCCTCGTCCCCTTCAAGCTCCGCCGCATCCTCACCCGCCCCCGCACCCCCAACACCCCGCCCCCCACCCACCCGACGGCCGCACCCACAGCGTCAGTCGCCCCCGATACCCCCGCCCGGCAGATCGCCTACCGCTGGTACCAGGTCATCTCCAACCGCGACACCGGCACCCACAAAGCCCAGGAAATCCAGCTCACCACCCTCGACAACACCCGCTGGCAAGGCACCATCACCGCGCCCCCCGGGCAGTCCGTCACCGTCACCCCGGACACCGTCTCCTCCGCCTACCAAGGAACCCCCTACCAAGCGCCCGCCGCCTGGATCACCATCACGCCCGGCGCCCACTCCGGCGAAGCCGGCATCACCGTCAGCCTCCAGCCGCCCGCCGAACTCGACCCCAGCACCCTCGCCGGAGCCTGGAAGAAGTGGGCCGCACGCAAGGGCGGCCTCATGGAAGGCACCCACCTCACAGACGTCCAGTACGACCCCAACACCGACGGGCAGGTCGCCCTCGTCGTCGCCGGCGACCAGATGGACCGCCTCCGCCACCCCGACCGGCTGGACCTCGCCGGAGCCCTCCGCGTCAAGAACCCGCTGCTGATCTCCTACGAGCCCCGGCAGAACCCGCGTGAAGCCGTCATCCGGAAGATGGACCGCAACCCCCTCCAGAAGGGCGCGGCGTTCCCCGGCGTCCACGTCCTGAAGCCCAACGACAACGGCTACATCCAACTCGGGCCCGGCGTCTCCGGGTTCCCCGCCCGCATCCAGCTGTGGGACCCCGCCCTCGGCGCGCAGCACGCCATCGTCGCCGGCGTCACCGGCTCCGGAAAGGGCGGCACCCTCCAACTCATCGCCCTCGCCCACCACGTCAACGGCTCCGCCATCATCTACGCCGACCCCAAGGGCTCCTCCAACCCCTCCATCGAGAAGATGGCCGCCTACTCCGCCCTCGGCCCGGACGACGCCCTCGGCGCCCTGCGTATCTGGTGGCACGGACTCCGGCACCGCATCGAGCAGTCCAAGAAGACCGGCATGAAGAACTTCAAGGCCAGCCCCAGCCTCCCCTGGGCCCCGCTGATCCTCGACGAGGCCAGCAAACTCCTCGGCGAGAACGCCGAACACAAGAAGGAAGCCGTCTTCATCATCAACGCCGGCGCCACCCTCGGCCGCTCCATGGGCATGCCCGTCATCCTCGCCAACCAGCTCATGCAGCTCAAAGAGTTCGGCGGCGACGCAGCCATCCGCGACAACGTCTTCTACGGCGGCAGCCTCGTCCTCCTGCGCTCCGACTCCCAGCAGAAGCACCTCATCGACCTGCCCGAGAACTTCGCCGGCTGTAACCCCGCCGACATCCCCCCGGCCTGGACCGGCGACCGTGAGATGGTCTACGACCCGACCAAGCCCCTCAACGACCCCGAGCGCACCTTCGGACTGGCGTTCACGGCCAGCCCCGGCGCCCACGCCGAGATGATGCGGAACTGGATCCTCGAGGACGCCACCCCCCACATCGACCCTTCGGCCGTCGCCCACCCCGTCGACTGGCCGTTCTGGGACGACCGCCACGACCTCGCCCGCATCTCCGTCCTCCCCGGCGACCAGGAAGACCAGGAGGACGACCTCGACGACGACGGCAGCGGCCCAGCCTCCCTCCTCACCGGCATCGACCTCTCCCCGAAGAAGGGCCCCACCGCCGAACAGCGCATCCTCAACGCGCTGCAGGAGTTCGCCGACCCGGCAGGCCTCGACACCAACTACACCAAGCGCGACGTCATCAGCCGCATCTCCGGTGTCACCGGCTCCACCCTCGACAACACCCTCGGCAACCTCCGCCAGAAGAACCTCATCCACCGCGGCCCCGAGCGCGGCAGCTGGGCCATTGGGCCCGAGCCGGGCGCGTGACTGCGCCAGGGGAAGGCGCCTCGGACAACCCGCTCCCCGTACGGCAGCATGATTCACGTCGGCCCGCCCGAGCTTCCTCAGTCAGTGTCCCCGCGCCGGCTGTGTTGCCTGGGCGGGCCGACACACGATCTGCCCGGACTCCTTTCTCGAGAGCCCGGGCCCTACGGTCCCTGACACCACCCACCCCCCCCGGGACGGTTTCAGGGACCGCACCACGTCCGGCCCGGCCCAGGCCGAAGGGTGTCAGCCGACCCGCGTGAACACACCGCAGTCGTTCCTGAACGGCTCACCCGCCTGCAACGTCACCGTCAACTCCCGCGCCTGCGTCACGAACTGATTCGCAACGATCTCCCCGTCCTGTGACGTCCGCTCCCAGTAGCAGTCCTCGAACCGACCCACCGCCCGATACGTGCCCGGCCGAATCTGCTGCACGTCCTCCTCCGGGTCGTACGGCGCGGGATCCGCCACCACCTCCCAATCGCCGGCCTTCACCGCGCGCTCGTAGTTCCCCGACACCGCGGCCTTGACCGTCTTCGTCCACTTCGGGCACAGCTTCGGCACGCCGAACGTCAGCACCGCCGCGCCGTCCCCCAGCAGGTAGCCGCCCTCGTCCAGCCACTGCGCCCGCGGCACCCCGCCCTCACCCTCGTCCGGCAGCGACACGCAGATGTCATCCACGAACTCCGACGCGCTGCCGTAGATCGAGTCGTACGTCCAGCCCTCCGCATCCGCCTTCCGGTCGATGTCGCCCTCCGGGCCCGGCGGATAGGTCGGCGCCGTCTCCTCCGGCACTTCCTCCACCGACGCAGTCTCACGCGCCCCCGCCGACGCGGACTCCGCCCGCTCGGATCCGTCGCTGTCGGCGCTCGAGCAGCCGCCCAGCAGCACCGCCACGGCCAGCACGCCCCCGGCCACCGCACCCACCCCACGTACACGCTTCATGCCGCGCAGCATGGCCCTCACCCCGAGCCGGGGGAACCCATATCCGAAAATCGGCGATCATTCGTCACAGGCGCGGGGCCGAACAATCACACACACATCGAGCGGGAGCCCCACCGCCATGGCATGGTCGAAACTGAAGATGGACGAGGTCACGGTCCGTCGCACCGCGCTGCTGAAACTGCGCCGTGAAGGCGTCCGGTACGACGACGATCGCGTCGGAGCCCTGGGATACAGCAGCCCCAGCGACGCCCGGAAAGACTTCCACCGCGCCCTCGAAGCCCACCGGGCCGAGGAAGCCGCCGAGGTCGGCATCTACCGGCAGCAGGAGAACGAACGCCTCGACGCACTCCTCGAAGCCGCCTGGCCCCGAGCCACCCAGCCCTCCCCGGTGTTCGACAAAGACGGCGAAGTCATCGACCATGCCCTCGACCTCCGCGCCGTCGACACCGTCATCCGGTTGATCGACCGCCGGGCCAAGCTGAACGGCCTGGACATGCCGGTGAAGGCAGAGGTATCCGGCCCTGGCGGGGGAGCCCTGCAGATCGGGGCCGTTGGCCTGGCCGAACTCCGAAACCTGATCAACACCGCCGGCGACCCGGACCCGGACGACGAGGAAGGCATCCTCGGCGACACCGACGACGATGACGCGGATGACGACAGCGACGACGCCTGACAACTGGGACGGCCTCGAAGACCACGAGGTCGTCCAGGAGGCGGAAGAACTCCTTCTTCTGGTCGCCCAGTACCGGCGCCTGAACCGGCAGCAACGCCGCGCGATCGGCCGCCAGGCCAGCCCAGAGGTCCGCCGCGTCCTCGCGCAGGTCGAACACGACCTCGCGATCGAGCGGTCGCCGGGATCGATGTCGGCGATCCTCACCGACCACAAGGAGCGGCAGGCACCCCACCTCGACCTGATTGACAAGGTGTTCCGCGACATCGCGCGCGGACACCCCCGCAAAGTCCTCATCACCATGCCGCCCCGGCACGGGAAGTCCAGGCGCGCCGCACGATGGGCACCCCTGTGGTACCTGTCCCGGCACCCCGACCACCGGGTGATGATCGCCTCCTACAGCGCCGACCTGGCCGACGACCACGGCCGGTGGATCCGGGACGCGATCAACACCTACGGCCCCCAGCTCGGACTGGCCCTCCACGCCGGATCCAAGGCAGCCAACCGCTTCGACCTCGCCGACCCGGAAACCGGCGAACGCCTCGAAGGCGGCCTCGTCACCGCCGGCGTCGGCGGAGGACTCACAGGCAAGGGCGCCCACCTCGCCATCGTCGACGACCCGATCAAGGACGCAGCCGACGCTGAATCGCCCACCATGCGGCGCCGCCTGTGGGACTGGTGGACCTCCGTCCTCAACACCAGGGTCGAGCCCGGTGGATCGATCATTGTCATCCAGACCCGCTGGCACGAACAGGACCTCGCCGGGAAGATCCTCGAAGGCGAAGACGCCGACGACTGGATCCGCCTCGACCTGCCCGCCATCTGCGACTCAGACGACGACCCGCTGGGCCGCACGATCGGGCAGGCCCTGTGGCCTGCCCGGTACGGCCGCAAGGCCCTGCAGAAGATCCGCAAGGCCGTCGGCGAGCGGGTCTGGTGGTCCCTGTACATGCAGAAGCCGCGCCCGCTCGAGGGCGGCGTGTGGAAGTGGCCGTGGATCACCGACAACCGCATCACCCCCATGGCGTTCCGCGCCATCGACCTCACCCGCACCCTCGTCGCAGTCGACCAGGCCGGCGGAGAAGGCGACACCCACGACGAGACCGGCATCATCGGCGCCGGCCGCACCAACGACGGCGACATGTACGTCCTCGCCGACCGCTCCGCGAACATGGGCGCCGACACCTGGGGCCACGAAGCCTGCCGCCTCGCCATCGAACTCCAGGCCGACGCGTTCGTCGTCGAGGACAACTTCGGCGGCGACCAGTCCGCCCAGATCATCCGCCAGGCCTGGCGCGACCTCGAACGCTCCGGTGAAACCCAGGGCCTGCTGATGCCGCGCATCATCCCCGTCCACGCCAAACAGGGAAAGAAGCTCCGCGCCGAACCCATCGCCCAACTCGCCTCGCAGGCCCTCATCCACCACGTCGGCGAGTTCCCCCGCCTCGAAGGCCAGCTCGTCACCTGGATCCCTGGCATGGACTCACCCGACCGGATGGACGCCTACGTCCACGCCCTCACCGAACTCGCCGACCCCATGCAGGAAGGACTGGGCACCCAGCACTACAGCGACAACCGGCTGCGCGGGCGGCGGTGATGCCCAGACCCGTCTGGGCAGGGGAACGAAGGCTTGCTGTCCCCGTACGCTGATCACAGGCGCGGGGCCTGGATCAGCGGGAAGGACTGCTGTGGGCCTCTTCTCCGGCGTCAGGGCTGCCGTCATCGACACCTGGTCGTGGCTGAACTACAAGCCCCTGTACTCCGACACCCTCGGCATGCCCAACCGCCGGGCCTTCCCCGAAGCGCACGCCACCTGGGTGCCGGCCGCCGACGAGCGCCGCCTGTCCGCGTACAAGCTCCTCACCGCCTACGACAACAACCAGGTCGCCGAGCTGTCCGCGTACCTCGACGGCGACAGCGCCCGCGAGCGCCGCGAGTTCGGCGACCCGTCCATGTTCGTCGACACCATCACCTCCCACGTCCTCGGTGACGAGCAGACCATCACCGTGCCCGGCGCCGAACAGGCCACCGACGAAACCTCCACCGACGCCGCGACCGCCGAACGCGTCCAGACCCTGCTGCGGGAGTGGGCCGACGAGGAACTCCTGCCCATGCGGCTCCTGCAAGCCGAACGAAAAGCTGTCGGCCTCGGCGACGGCGTCATCCTGCTGTACTGGGACGCCGACAAGCAGCGCGTCCGCATGAAGACCTTCGATCCCGGCTTCTACTTCCCCGTCCTCGACGAAGACTCCGACGGATCCGACTTCCCCGACCGCATCCACTTCGCGTGGGAACTCCCCGAGGACAAGAAGCGCCGCCTGCCAGCCCGGCTGCGCCGCATCACCTACCACCTGGACTGGATCCGCCCCCAGACCGCCAACGGCGTCGACCGCACCGGCCGGCCCGTCCGCGCCACCGTCATGTCCGAACCCACCGACGAGACGCCGGAGCAGCCCCTCCTCGGCCGCGGTGACCTCCTCGACAGCGGCGGCGCCATCACCCGCATGTACCCGTGGAGTGAGCAGCCCTCCTACAAGACCGTCTACCTGACCGACGCGATCTGGGAACTCGGCGACCTCAAAGGGCCCGTGGACGTCGACGACCTGCCGATGGACAAGGCCCGCTTCGCCACCAACGGCCAGGGCGAAGTCCTCGACCACCTCGACATGCTGATCGACTTCCTGCCGATCATCCACGTCCCCAACACCGTCCCCGCCGCCGGGGAACACTGGGGGCAGAGCAGCCTCGCCAAGGTGCTCCAGGTGTTCGACGAGCTGTCCGGCTCGGACACGGACTCCTCCCGCGCCTCCGCCACCACCGGATCCCCGATCCTCGCGATCTCCGGGAAGGCCCTCAACGGACAGCAGCAATACACCGCCGGGCCCGGGATGGTCCTCACCCTCGGGGACGGCGGCTCCATCACCTCCGTCGACACCAGCGCCAACCTGGCCGAGCTCCGCAGCCACCGCAAAGACCTGCGCGACCAGGCAGCAGCAGCCGCCCGCATCCCCGCCGTCGCCCTCGGCATGGGCGACCCCGCCCAGTTCGACTCCGGCTACCAGCTCGAACTGGCCCTCGGCCCGCTCGACTCCCTCATCTCCGCGATGCGCCTGGCCCGCGACCACGCCGACCGGCTCCTGCCCAAGTTCGTCCAACGCCTCTTCCAAGCCGGACAGCACCCCGACTGGATCGGTCTGCCCGTCCTCCCGGCGAAGCTCACCCGCGGCGCCTACACCCCCACCGACAAGGCCGCCGTCCTCGAGGAAATCACCAAGGCCCGCACCGCCGGCCTCATCTCCCTCGAGACCGCGATCCGCCGCCTGCAGGAGATCGGCTGGCCCGTCGACGACATCGAGCAGGAGATCAAGCAGATCGACTCCCGCGCCTTCGAGGAAGCCCGCATGCTGGCCGACGCCCTCGGCAACCCCGAGGAAGTCGCCGCGTTCCTCGGCCGCCAAGCCCCTGACGAACCCGAAACCCCCACCGTCCAACTGCCCTTCAACGCCCTCCCGCAGGGAGACGAGGACCCCGAGGAGACGGTGGGACAGGGGAGCCAGGGGAACACGTGATGCGATCTGTGCTGAACTTGGATCTAGGCGCGGGGCCTGAACGTCCTTTGGGAGGACTTGCACTCATGCGTCGCCCCGCGCAGACCCGACCGGCCGCCCCGCGCGTCGAGGTGGTGTCGGCATGACCGAGCCCACCATCCAGCCCCCCGCCGCCCCGGCCCCGGCCTCCGTGCCCACCCCGGCCGACATCGCCGCCCGGGCCGCCCAGCAGCCTCCCGCCGTTCCGGCCGCCCCGGCTTCCGAGCCGGGCGAGGAGATGGTGTCGTTCACCCAGCGCCGCCTGAACAAGATCATGGTGGATGAGAAGGAAGAAGGCCGGCGCTCCGCGTACCGGACCATCGCCGAAGCCGCTGGCGTGGACCCCGACACCTTCGACCCCGCCCAGTTCGGCGACCTGCTCAAGAAGGCCGAACAGACACGCCAGCAGCAGCTCTCCGAGGAGCAGCGGCGTGCCGAGGAGCTCCAGCGGCAGACGCAGGCCCTGCAGACCGAGAAGGCGAAGGTCGAACAGGGACAGGCCGAGATCGCCGAAGCACGCCGCGCCCTCGCCCGGGAGCAGGCCCTCACCCGCCTCGGCGCCCTCGACCAGGTCGACGACCAAGGCACGATCACGGCCCCGAACCTCCAGGACGCCCTGGCCATGCTGGAGCGCGACCTGCGCGAGACCCCCGACGCTGATGCGGCCGCCGTCACTGCCGCGGCCGAGGCGCTGAAGAAGCGCCGCCCGGAACTGTTCGGCTCCGCGCCCGCCCCGCAGACCCTGCCCCCGGCGCCGTCCGGCGGGCCCGCCAGCGGAAACGCCCCCCGGCAGCCCGCCGGAGCCAAGGACGCCATCCAGCAGGAGGCACGCAAGCGCGCCGAGCGGATGGGACTGCGCACCGCTTCCTGACCGGACCGGCATGAGACCTAGGGACCACGCCCTGACCCCCCGTGGACGGCACCAAACCTCGGTGCCCTCACCACACATTCCGCGAACATCGCGAAAGGGGCTACGGCGTGGACATCCAGCCGTACACCAGCACCGAGTCGCTCGCCGTCGGCCGCCCGTGGCTCATGAGCATGCTCGGCATCGAAGCCAACCAGACCGTCACCCTCGACCTCACCCAGTTCGACGAGAACCTCCACTGGACCGAGGCCTCCGCCTACCAGCCCGAGCGGAAGCTGAAGTCCGGCATTCCCCTCGGCAAGCTCACCGCGTCCAGCCTGTACGCGCCGTACAACGCCGTCTCCAACGAGGTCCAGACCCTCACCGTGACCGGCGCCCCGACCGGCGGTACGTTCACCATCACCTGGTCCGGGCAGACCACCGCCGCGATCGCCTACAACGCCACCGCCGCGCAGGTCCAGGCCGCGCTGGAGGCGCTGTCGAACATCGCGCCCGGCGACGTCGTCGTCACCGGCAACGCCGGTGGCCCCTGGACCCTCACCTGGGGTGGCACGCAGCTCGGCGAGAACGTCGCCGCGCCCACCACCACCGAGTCGTTCACCGGCGGCACCACCCCGGACATCACCATCGCCACCACCACCGCTGGCGGCGCCGCAGCGACCGCGGACGGCTCGGACGTCTTCGCCGGGTTCCTCTTCACCGAGGTGTCCTTCTACCCCGGCTCCACCAAGGCCGCAGCTCCGCTGATGGTCCACGGGCAGATCGACCCCTCGAAGCTGCCCGTCGCGTTCGACCCCACCGACGTCCCCGACGGCTCCAACAAGAGCTTCGTCTACAAGGTCTGATCAGGAGAACTGAGCCATGCCGAACGACATGCTGGAAGTCCTCCTGAGGGACATCAACCCCACGGTCATCAACGCCTTCGTCCGCGAGATCCAGACCCCGGCGAACTACCTTCTCACCCAGTCGGTCATCCCCGAACGGACCGTCGACTCGGTGAAGTACCAGATCCGCGGCGGCAACCGACGCGTCGCCGCCGCCTCCTACCGCGCGTGGGACGCCCAGACCAAGGTCGCCACGCGGGAGATCAGCCGCTGGGTCACCGAGGGCAAGCTGCTGCCCCTCGGGCAGAAGTACATCGTCGGTGAACTCGAGACGATCCTGCAGAACGTCTCCCGCGGCATGGACGGTCAGGACCTCGTCGACCAGATCTACGACGACGTCGCCGCGCACGTGCTGTCCATCAAGCACCGCATGGAGCTCGCCGCCGGCGACCTCCTCGTCGACGGCAAGTTCACCCTCACCGGCGAAAACGGGCTCACCATTGAGGCCGACCACAAGGTCCCCTCAGCGAACATGCCGACCGCCGCCGTCGACTGGTCCGACCCGACCGCCGACATCCTCGCCGACGAGATGGCCTGGATCGAGGTCCTGCGCGCCTCCGGCGCCCCGACACCGACCCGCGCGCTGACGTCGTACAAGACGTGGGCCTACATGCTCACGAACGACTCCTACCGGGCCGCCTACTACGGCAGCGTGAACTCCGCCTCGACGATCCCGACTGCGGTCCTGGCCAAGGACGAGGTGAACACGGTCCGCGCCCGCTACGGACTTCCGCCGGTCGAGACGTACGACGTCAAGATCCCCATGGACGACGGAACCGACAAACGGCCGCTGCCGGAGAACATGTTCTTCCTGCTGCCGCCCGACGCCCGACAGATGGCCGAGACCCAGTACGGGCTCACCGCCGAAGGCATCGTCCTGTCGACCGGCTCCAACCCGGCCATCCTGCGGGAAGAGGCGCCGGGCATCATCGTCACCTCCGGCTACCAGGACGACCCGGTCCAGGTGTACACGAAGGGCAACGCGGCCGCCCTGCCGGTCATGTACACCCCGGACATCCACATCGCAGCGACGGTGTGGTGAGCCATGGGCGCCCAACTCGCAGCGACCGTGTTCGTGCGCGATCCGGAAACCCGCCAGATGGTCGAGCTGCACCCGGGAACTCTTCCGGAGCCCCGGCTGGCCGCGCTGGTGACCAGCCGGGCCGCCTGGGTGGACGGGAAGCTGCCTCGCCTGCCCAAGACGACCCCCGAGAACCCGGACGTCCCTCAGGGGCCCGGCGGCGGCCCGGACGGCGACTCTGGCGCCGCCTCCACCCCCGACGGGCCTGAACAGCCCGCCCTGGACGACCAGGCCGCGCCCGCGGCCAAGAAGACCGCCGCCAAGAAGACGGCGGCCACCAGCCGGTCCCGGGGCCGGAACGCCGCCGACACCGGCGGCGAATAAGCGGGTGCGGGCCCGCCCCTGTGGTGGGGGCGCCAACCGGCGGGCCCGCACCCGCACACCCCCTCTACCGCCCCCTGGAGGACACCCGTGGACACCGCCGTACAGGCCTGGCTGCTCTCCCAACTCGGCACCGCCACGCCCCTCGCCGACCTGACCGCCCGCTACGCGCGGCTCGGCACCGCCCGCAAGGTCGCCCTCGAGGTCCTCAACGAGCGCCTCGCCAACCTCCGCGCCCAGGCCGCCACCGTCAACGTCTCCAGCGTCGTCTCCGTCTCCTTCACCGAGAACATCAAGGCCTACGAGCGGCAGATCGCCGCCCTCGAAGCCGGCGGCTCCCCGGCCCCCGACGAAACCCCCACCACCGGAGACGACGTCACCGTCCTCGGAACGTTCCAGCTCGTCGAACGCAGGCGCCGATGACCACCCCCGTACGGCGCGGCCGGACCCTGCGCGCACGCCTCCTCGCCTACATCACCGACGCCGTCGCCCGCCTCTCCCGCGCCTGGTTCATCCTCACCAACGCCCAGACCCGGCTCCTGAACGCGCTCGCCCTGATCCGGCCCGGCCGCGGCTCCACCGCCCGCGTACGCGCCGCCGTGGCCGCGTTCAACACCTCCCTGGCCGCCTTCACCCGCGCCGCGATGGCGTTCGCCGAACGCTGGGCCGCAACCGACCTGCCCCTCATCTACCGCGAGGGCGCCTGGACGATGATCGACAACGCAGGCCGCAGCATCGACCTGTTCACCTGGACCCCCCGCCACCAAGCAGCGATCACCGGGACGTCCGCGCAGTACTACGCCGACCTGACCGCCCGCATCCAGGAAGCCATCCGCCGCGCCCGCGTCTTCCTGCGCGCCGCCCAGGACGCCGCCCGCACCACCGCAGCCCGCTTCGACACCGCCCGCCTCCTGCGCCAACACCCCCTCGACACCGTCGTCTACGCCAACAACGCCCACCACCCCGTCGACGCCTGGGCCCGCGCCGCGATCACCTGGCAGGCCGTCACCACCGCGAACACCGCAGCCTGCCGAACCGCCCTCGACGACCTCGACGTCAGCTACGTCGAGGTCCGCGACGGCGCCGACTGCGGATGGGCCTCCCACGACGACACCGACCGCGCCAACCGGACCCTGCGCACCGTGCAGGACGCCCTCGCCCACCCCACCGCGCACCCGCACTGCATCCGCGAGTTCCTGCCCCGCCTCGACCTCGCCGGGCGGACCAACATCCTCTCCGGAGCCGCCCTGTGACCACCCCCGACGCACAGACCGTGCACCCCGGCCACGGCGTCCAAACCGGCGAGCAGCGCCTACGCATCAACGCCTGGCTGGAGGCCAACGGCATCGACCCGAACAAGGTCGTCGCCAACCGCCCCATCTACGTCCTCGCCCTGCCCAACGGCGTCATCAACGGTGGCCTGCCCTGGCTCATCGACCTGATCGTCTTCCACGAGTTCTACGTGCGACCCGACGGAGCCAAGGAGCGCAACTTCATCACCGGCGACGCCGTCATGTTCCAGCGCACCGTTCCCCTGCAAGTTCCCTTCCCGACCGATACCGGGCCAGCCCTCGAGGCCGCCCCAGCAGAGGACGAAGACGATGAGTGACCGCCCCGAACAGCCGCAGGCGCGCGGCGTGCGAATCGACGCGCAGCCCGGCCACGCCGCCATCACCCTCGACGGCAACGCCCTGCCGCCCGGCGCCGTCACCGGGTACGTCCTCGAGCACTCCATTGCCGACTCGCTGCCCCTGCTGATCCTTCACACCCGGCAGCCCGACGGCGCCGTCTTCGAAGGCCTCGCCCAGGTCGCTGTCGGCATCCCGAAAAGCCCCGGCGATCTCATCGCCGCGTTCCTCGCCGAGGTCGATCCCGTCCTCCTCGACCAGGAGTCTCTGAACCGGTCCGACTACGGCGGCGGCCCCGGCGCGACCGCGCGCGCCATGCTCGCCGTGCTCGCCGAGTGGGCGCGCGGCGGGAAGGGCGGCCCCTGATGGCGCTCGACCTGTCCGGGATCACGAAGGTCGTCGAGGACCTCATCCCGTGGGACACCGTCCGCATCACGGCCCCGGCGCCCGGACCCCCGGTTTTCAACGACACCACAGGGGAGTACGTGTGGCCGGAGGCCGAGACCCTCTACGAGGGCCGCGGGGCCGTCCAGACCGCCGGAACGGCCGCCGAGGTCGTCGCCATCCCGGGAGCGAACCTGCCGTGGGCGGCCGAGACCCGCTCCAAGTACCGGCTCCTCACCCCCCTCGAAGCGCCGGTCATGGAGAAGGACCAGCTGGTCTCCGTCGTCGCGATCCACGGCGGCGGCGACATGGCGCTACTCGGGCGGCAGTGGCGGTCCCAGGACCCCGGAGGCGCCGGCACCCTGTCCGTCGTCCGTATCACCGCCCTGGACCAGGTCCAGCAGACCCGGGAGGTGCCGTGATGGACCTGGAGGACCTCGCACCCCGCCTGGAACGGTGCGCGGCCCGTGTCGGCCCGGAGCTGGACCGGACGGTGCAGCAGCAGGCTCGGCTCCTGCGCGCGCTCATCATGGAGAACGCCTCCGGCCGGCCGGGCCCGAACGTCATCACCGGCGACTACCGCGGGTCCTGGAAGGCCGAACCGTTTCCCGTCCCGGACGGCGGGGGCGCGGAAGTCGGCACCGACCGGCCCCAGGGCCGCCGCCTGGAGTACGGCTTCTACGACATGACCGACAGCCTCGGCCGGCACTTCTTCCAGAAGCCTCGGCCGCACGTGGAGCCCGCCGTCAACGAGATGTCACCCGAGTACAAGCGCGCATTCGGCGATGCCGTGGAACGCATCTTCGGGGGCCCGTGATGATCGACCGAAGGCCCGTCACCGCCGCCCTGCAGAGCCTGCTCGCCACCCTCACCGGGAAACCGGTGGGCCTGCGCACCGTGCCCATCAACCCGGACACCGGCCAGCCCTACCCGCCGCCGTACACGCTGCTGTACCCGCTCGACCAGGACGACGATGACGGCACCCTCGCCGACAACAACACGGCCGCCATCGCCACCTACCAGGCCACGTTCGTGTCCGGGCCCACCCCAGGCAAGCCAGACAGCCGCGGCACGGACGAACAGGCACAGTGGCTGGCCGACAAGGGACGCAAGGTCGTCGAACGGACACCCAACGGGGGCCCCGGCTATCTGCACCCGCTGACCATCCCCGGAGTGCACTGCTGGTACCGGGAGGCGAGGGAGGCCGGGGGAACACCCGACGCGAACGATGCAATCATCACCAGTGTGATCCGTTACCGGCTGCACCTGGAGGAAGCCCAGGCGTAGGCCAACCGCCCGAAACTGGGCGGCAGATGTACCGCACCGCGGCGGGACCCCACGCGGACGACACCCCCATCAGGTGTCCGCCACACCACCACGTGTAGCAGGGGCCCCCACGATCGGCCCCTATCCGCCAAAAGGGGCCACCATGCCGAGGTTCAACCGGAAAACCCTCACCCGCATCATGTTCCTGCCGACCGTCGCCTCCACCGCGCTGCTGCCGACCCGCGCGGAGATCACCGGTGGCACGGACCTGACCGACAGCATCAGCGCGATCGACGGCTGGTCGCTGGAGAATCAGCCCATCGAGACCCCCGACATGGGCTCCACGTTCGTCTCGAAGATCGACGGCGACGACAGTGCCGCGGACAGCTCCCTGACCTTCTACGAGGACTCGCTCGCCGACGACATCGAGACGGACCTCGCCAAGGGAACCTCCGGCTTCATCGCGATCTTCTCCAAGGGCGACATCGCCGCCGGGAAGGGCCTCGACGTGTTCCCGGTCAAGGTCGCCTCCAACTCCAAGGCCTACACGGCAGACAACGAGGCCGCGAAGATCACCGTGCAGTTCGTCATCACGGACCGGCCGGTGTTCAACCAGACCGTGCCCGCGATGACCTGACGGACCGCCCCCTGTCCGTCTCCCCCATGCCCCCGGCCGGGCCCACCGCTTCGGGAAGGGCGCTCTGGCGCCCGGCCGGGCCTTCCCACCCCAAGGACCGCACATGACCAGCACCAGCCCCGCCCCGGCCTGGGACGAACTCCAGCGCAGGCTGGACAGCCTCAAGCCCGCCACCTCCACCTTCACCATCTGCGACGACGAGAAGCTCCGCATCCGGCTCGGGCAGGCCAAGGCCGAACTCGCCAACGCCGAGGCACGTCTGAAGGCGGCCGGCGACGAGGCCGCCGACACCACGGCCGAGGAGCACCGAGTGGAGCGCGCCCGCACCGAACTCGCGGCCGCGCAGGCGGCGCACGACGAGCGCGCGGTCACCCTGCGGTTCAGGGCCATCCCGCGTAAGCAGCTGGTCGCCCTGGAGCGCGAGCACCCCGCCACCGAGGAGGAAGAGGCCAACGGCGAGGAGTTCCACATGGACGACTTCGCGCCCGCCGTGATCGCCGCCGCCTCCCTGGACGGCATGCCGCTGGAGTACGCCACCTCCTGCATGACCGATTGGTCCGCAGGCGACTTCCGCGACCTGTGGAAGGCCGCCTACGGAATCCAGCACCGAGGCCGGTCGGACCTGGGAAAAGGCTGATCGAGGATGCCTCCTTTCGTGCCGAGATGGAACTGTGCGACCGCTGGGGCATCCCCCACAGCCTGTTCCGCGGCCACGGCGACGGCACCTGGACCAGTCTCGACCGGCGCAAGGCCCTCGCCTACGCCGCGCACCAGCGCACCGTCTGCCCCGGCTGCGGAACCCGCCCGGACGAGTGGGACCCCTCTGCCGGAGGAGACGAGGACGCCTACACCGCGATCACGCACCGCTGCATCGGCTGCCAGATCCTCACCGACCGGCAAAAGACCGTACCCACCACCGACGAAGGGCACGGCGTGAAAGTCCTGCTCATCCCCACCAGCGTCCACGCCGCCCTCGCCGTCGCCCGAACCCAGCACGAGCACCACTAGCCACCCCGGAAGGAGGAGACCGTGTCGCAGTGGAATCTGTCCGTACGGCTCGACGCGCGCGGCTCCTCACTCGGCCGCACCCTGCGCCAGGACGCCCAGTCCGCGCGCGCCCTGACCCGCGACATCGCCGCCGTACGCCGCGAGATCCGCTCCCTGCGCGCGGAAGCCGCCCGCCGTATCGACCTGAACGTACGGATCAACGCCAACAACGCCGGGGCGCAGACCACACAGCGCTCCATCAGCCAGCTCGGCCGCACCGCCACCACCACACGGGCCCAACTGGGCCGTATGTCCGGCCAGTCCCGCACCACCGCCCGGGACCTGCGCCGCCTCGCCGACCAGGCCGAGCGTGTTGCCCGTCAGCTGCAGCGCGTCGACCGCAACATCCGGGTCCGCATCAACCTGGACGACGGCAACATCGCCCGCCGCTCCGCCGCCACCGCGGCCGCGCTGAACGCTGTACGCGACGCCGCACAGGACACCGCGCGGGCCCTGCTCTCCCTGGCCGCCCGCGCCCGCATCACCGCCCGGCAACTCGACGACCTCACCGACAGCGCCCGCCGCAGCAACACCGCCCTACGCGGCCTGGACCGCCGCTCGCAAAGCCTGGACGGCCGCCTGAGCAGCCTGTCCACCCGCACCCGGACCCTGCGCAGCGACATGGACGACCTCGACGGGTCCGTCACCCGCGTCTCCGGCCGCCTGGGAGGATTGCGCGGCAACATCGGCACCCTGAACCAGGCAGCCAACCGGTCCTCCGGCGGCACCCGCAGGCTGATGATGGCCGCCGTCGGCCTGGCCACCGCGCTCATCCCGATCGGCGCGTCCCTCGCCCCCATCGCCGCCGGACTGGGCGCCGCCGGCGCCGGGACGATCGCCTACGGCCTGGCGATCGCTTCCCAGGTCGCACAGCTCGCCGAGGCGGCCGACGCGCAGAAGAAGTACGACGAAGCAGTCCGCGAGCACGGCCGCGGATCGCAGGAAGCGGCCAAGGCCCAACTCGCCCAGCAGCAGATCCTGGATCAGATGACTCCCGCAACCCGGGAGGCCGCCGCGGCACTCGGGGTTCTGAAGGAGGAGTACCGGGACTGGTCCGACGAACTGTCCGGCGACACCATGCCCGTCGTCACCAAGAGCCTGCAGCTGTTCACCGCCGCGCTGCCCAAGGCCAGCCCGATGGTCCGCGGCATGTCGGACGAACTCGAACACCTCCTCGACGTCGCCGCCGGCGGCATGCAGACCCCCGGCTTCGACCGGTTCGTCGACAAGCTGGACGACACCGCCTCCGGGGCGCTCGCCCGCATGACCAGTGGCCTGGTCAGCTTCACCCAGGCGATGGACACCGGCGCCATCAACAGCGACGTGGAGGAGTTCTTCGACTTCGCGCACGAGGTCGGACCCGAAGTCGCCGACACCCTCAGCAGCATCGCCCGCGCCTGCCTGCACCTGCTGGTCGCCGCCTCCGACATGGGCGTGTCCGTCCTCGGCGCCGTCGACAACGTCGCCGACCTGATCAACGCCATCCCCGACGAAGCCCTGTCCACCTTCATCCAGGCCTATGCCGCCCTGAAACTGCTCTCCCTCGGCATCGGCCTGGTCGGCTCGGCCGCATCAGCAGGCGCGGTTGCCCGGCTGGCCGCCTACTTCGCCGTCATGCGCGCCGCCGGCGTCGGCACCACCCTGCGCGCCACCGCCGCCAGCATGACCCGCACGCAGAAGGCCGCCGTCGGCCTGGGCGTCCTCGCGATCGCCGCGATCGGCATCGACCGGCTCGCCGACAGCGCCCGCGGCGCCCCGCCGGACGTGGACCGCCTCACCACCAGCCTGAAGAACCTCTCCCGCACGGGGGAGTTCACCGGCGAGCTGAAGAAGACGTTCGGCAGCGTCGACGGCCTGGTGAAGAAGTTCAAGCAGCTCGAGCAGTCGACCAAGGACCAGGAAGAGTACGTCGATTCCTTCGGCAAGCACGGCGTCGGCGCCCTCGACGACCTGCGCCGCTCCGCCTACGAACTCTTCGACGACTTCCGCTCGGGCGAGGACTCCTTGGGCGCTATGGAGGACGACTTCAAGAGCCTGGACGAGGCCTTGGCGACAATGGCGTCTTCCGGGTACGCCGACCAGGCGGCCGCCGACTTCAAGAGGATCAAGGAGGCGCTCCAGGAGGCCGGCTACTCCACCAAGGAGATCAACGACGTCTTCAGCGGCTACACGGACGTCGTGGCCGCTATGAAGGCCGAGCAGGACCTGGCCGTGCAGGGGATGGGGGTGTTCGGGCAGCAGGCGATCGCCACCAAGGGCAAACTTGATGCGCAGAAAGCCTCAGCCGACGCTCTGCGTCAGTCCATCGTCGCCCTCAACGACGTCAACCGGGCCGCCGGGTCGGCCATGTCGGCGTTCGAGCAGTCCATCGACGACGCCACCAAGGCCGCCAAGGACCACGCCAGCGTCCTGAAGATGCGCGACGGTGAACTCGACCTCGGCTCCGACAAGGCCCGCGACGCGGAGAAGGTCCTCTCCGCCCTGGCCGCGAACACCGACGCCGCCGCGACCGCCGCCCGCGAGCAGGGCAAGTCCTGGAAGTACGTCAACGGCATCTACGACGAGGGCCGCGACACCTTCATCAAGGCAGCCGACGACATGGGACTGACCCGCGAACAGGCCGAACTCCTCGCCGACTCCTACCTGAAGATCCCCGACAAGAAGTCCACCCTGCTGGAGATGCGCACCGAGGACGCCGTCGCCGGTCTCGACGCGGTCATCCGGAAGATCGAAGACACCCCGAACGCCAAGAGCGTCAAGGTCGACGCCCTCACCAGCGACGCCGTCGCCCTGCTGGAGTCCCTCGGGTTCACCGTCACCGAACTGCCCGACGGCCAGTTCGAGGTGACGGCCGACACCGGCAGCGCCAAGGGCAAGCTGGACAGCCTCAAGGAGACCCGGGACGGCATCGACGACAAGACCATCGTCCTCGACGCGGTCACCCTGGACGCGATCGAAGGCCTGAACAGCGTCATCCAGAAGATCAAGGAGACGCCGGGCGCGAAGTCCGTCACCGTGAAGACTCTTTCGGCAGCGGCCATTCAGGCGCTCGAGGACGTCGGCTATAAGGTCACTCACCTGAAGGACGGGTCGGTCACGGTCACTGCGCTGACCGGCACGGCCCTGTCGAACATCGGCGCCGTCCAGGGTGCCCGCGATGCCCTGTCCGACAAGTCGATCACCATCACCACCCGGCACGTCACCATCAACGAGACGGTCAACCAGACCTCCTCTAGCCTCGCCGACGCTCTGCGCAAGCAGGCCAAGAACGCCAGGAACAACGTTGACGGCGGCGTGTTCGACTACTACGCCGACGGCGGCATCCAGCGCGGCGGCGTACGCCACTTCGCCTCCGGCTCCGAGAACCACGTCGCCCAGATCGCCCGCGGCGGCTCCTGGCGGGTCTGGGCGGAGGACGAGACCCAGGGCGAGGGCTACGTCCCCTTCGCCCGCTCCAAGCGCGTACGCTCCCGCGCCATCACCGAGGAGATCGTGCGCCGCCTCGGCGGAGACCCGGCCGCCATCGACTGGAACGCCGACGGCGGTGTCACCGACTGGCGCTACGACCCGCAGACCGGCTCCCTGTACTCCTCCTCCGACGCCGGATCAGCCGGCCGGAAGACGAAGAAGGTGAAGATCAAGGGCAAGGTCAAGGAGATCGAGTACTTCGACGTCGGCGCCGTCGAGAAGAAACTGAAGTCCGCCTCCAAGGCCACCCAGGCGTGGAACAAGGACCTCGAGCGAGTCGCGGACCGGGTCGGCGGGGACGTCGCCGAAGCGCTCGCCGCGATGGGCGAGGACGGGGTGAAGCTCGCCGACAAGATGGCCAAGGGCTCCACCAAGTACATCAACCAGATGGCCAAGGCGCTCCGTGACCTGCAGAAAACCGCGAAGGCCTCGCTGACCGACTACACACGGCAGCTGGACAAGGCCAACAAGCTCGACAAGGACTTCGCCGCGAACCTGGCCAAGCTGGCCGGACAGGGCTACGGCGATCTCGCCTCCCAGCTGGCCGAGCAGAACGACCAGGCGGCCATGGACCTGGCCGCGGCTGCGGTGAAGGACAAGGGCAAGGCGTCCAAGGCGAACAAGGCCGCGAAGACCGCGAACAACGCGCTCACCGCCGACCAGGTCTCCCAACTCGTCGCCGTGATCGCCGCGATCACCACCTCCAAGACCGGCATCCACGACGTCGCCGCGAAGACCGGCCTGGGCGAAGACGACATCATCGACGTCGCCACCAAGGCCACCGGACAGATCAAGACCGCGCTCGGATCCCGCGCCGGCCGCTTCTTGGCCGACCTGGCCAAGGCACAGAAGGGCATGGCCTACGAGAACGGCGGCATCCGTGCCGGGATGTACGCCACGCAGGCCGGCATCATCCGGTTCGCCGAGCCCTCCACCCACGGCGAGGCCTACGTGCCCTTCGCCCCCTCCAAGCGCGGCGCCGCCACCGCGGTCCTGTCCAACGTGGCCTCCCGGTTCGGCCTCGGCCTGACCGACGCCGGTGCGGGCCGGGTCGTCGTCATCCGCGAGCAGGGCCCGCTGGTGGGATCCCAGGTCTACAACGTCACCTCCGGCGGCAGCGCCGAGGAGACCGCCCGCAAGGTCGAAGACCGCAGCGGCTACCAACTGCGCCGCCTGGCGCGCGGCGGAGTAGGAGCACGCTCATGAGCACCCCCACCCCGCTCGAGGACAACCAGCACCAGCTCGGCGCCGTCCTCATCGGCACCGGAACGCAAGTTCCCGTCGCCGCGATCGAAGGCCTCGGCCAGCCCGAGGTCCGCAGCCAGGACATCGAACCGCCCGGCGAGGACGGGCTGTGGCTCGGCACCGACTACTACAGCGGCCGCACCATCCGTATCGACGCTGGCATCAAGACCCCCGGCAGCCAGGACACCGCGCTGACCGTCCTCGCCGCGCTCCAGGACGACGCCGACACCCCGGCCGTACGCGGATTCGGCGGCACCACCATGGACCTGCGGCTGAAGTTCCCCGGCCGGGCCGCCCGCGTCGCCCGCGGACGGCTGCGCAAGCTCTCCCCGGACCTGTCCAAGTCCATCACCGGCTGGATCCCCCTGGACATCGAGTTCCAGGCCCAGGACCACCTGTACTACGCCGACACCCCCGAGTCGACGTCCATGCCGCTCGGCTCCCTGACCGAGGGCGGCATCACCTTCCCGCTGGTGTTCCCCTTCACGATCGCCGGGGAAGCCTCCGCGATCGCCCGGCCCGGCTACCTCCAGGTCGAGGGAACCGCGCCGACGTGGCCGGTGCTGCGGGTGAACGGGCCGTGCGCCAACCCGACGATCACCCACATGGGCAGCGGCCGCACCCTGACCGTGCAGACCAGCCTCGCGGCGGGGGAGTGGGTGGAGCTCGACACCCGGCCCGGCTGGCGGACCGTCCTGCGGGAGAACGGCGGCAGCGCCCCCCTGACCGCCACCTCCCGCATCGACCAGTTCGTCCTCACCCCCGGCCTGAACGAGATCCGCTGGTCGGCAACCGACCTGACGCTCACATCCACGCTGGCCGTCACCTGGTGGCCCGCCTACAAGGCCCTGTAGGAGGAGCCCGAAAATGGCACTCGAATCGACCCCGATGGCCGTCACCGGCGGCGAGCACTCGGCGCAGATGTTCCGAATGATGGTCCGCGACCTGGCGCGCGGCAACCAGGGCATCACCGAAGGCGCCCACCTCAAGGTGACCGCCCTGTCCACGCCCGGCGCGGGCGTACAGATCGCCGACGGATCCGCCGTCATCAAGGGCGTCTTCAGCCCCGTCCAGGGCCACTACAGCGTCTACAACATCGGCTCCGACACCGTCGCGATCGGCGCGACCGGCGGCACCCCCCGCTCCGACATGCTGATCCTGCGCGTCCAGGACCCCGACTACGAAGGCACCCTGGACCCGTCGGAGTCCGCGTTCTTCGACGTCGTCACCAACGTCTCCAGCTCCGCCACCACCGTGCCCTCCGGCTACTCGGCGATCCCCCTGGCCCGCATCGACATCCCCGCCTCCACCGCGACCATCACCAACGCGATGATCGTGGACCTCAGGCAAGTCGCCAACCCGCGCCGCGAACGCCTCCTGCTGCCGTACTACGCCGCCGACCCGCTGGTGGAGATCTCCGGGACCTCCGAGACGTGGAAGACCCACCCCGCGCTGCCGTCCGCGTCCCCGGCCGGAGAGATGTTCGAAGTGCCCATCCCCGCCTGGGCAGCCCAAGCCAAAGTCGTCTTCAGCGTGGACGGTCTCCGGCTCGTCGACGGCAACGTCTTCGGCGGCTTCCGCTTCATGCTCGGCACCAAGGAGGCCGGCCAGTACGTCGGCATCGACGACAACCAGGGCAGCCCGCCCCGCCGGATCCCCGTCCGCATGGCCGAGACGATCTCCCTGACCGACACTGCGGGCGCGGCGATGCGCGGCACCACCCAGTCGTTCTACTCCCGCATGCGGACCCGCTCCACCAACGCCGGGAAGATCGGCGTGGACGGCACCACCACCTTCATCGCCGACATCGAGTTCACCGAGGGCCCCCTGTAATGGGCCGGTGGCGGTACTTCGCGCAGCACGCCCTCACCGGCGACATCCTCCACCCCGCGCTGCCGCTGTCCGCCGTCCAGTTCGGCAACGAGCTCAACGGGCCCGGCAACTTCTCCGCCACCCTCGCCCCGAAGTGGGTGGCCGCCAACGCCGCCCTCATCACCCCCGGCACCACCCTCATCTACGCCGAAGCCGACGGCTTCCTGCGCTGGGGCGGCCTCATCTGGGACATCGAGGCCGAAGACGCCGAGTACCGGATGGAGGCCGCCTCCTGGTCCAGCTACCTCACCAGACGGCACGACGAACACGGACAGCTTGGCGGCCGCGGCCCCTACGTCTTCCAGGACCCGTGCGTCATCATCCGCGACATCTGGGACTACGCCCAGGAACAACCCGACGGCGACCTGGGCGTCATCGTCGACGCCACCACCTCCAGCGCCAAGGCCGGAACCCCCGCCGAACCGTGGAACTCGTTCTGGTACGAGACGCCCAACCTCGGAGACCACCTCGACGACCTCGTCTCCGAGGACGGCGCCCCGCAGTACACCAACACCTGCTCCTTCCAGGCCAACGGCAGCATCGAACGCCGTCTTCGCCTGGGCTTCCCACGCCTCGGGGCCCGCCGCACCGACATCTCCTTCACCACCGGCATCAACATCGTCGACGCCGTGCCCGTCCGCTACTCCGGCGACACCTTCGCCAACGTCGTCATTGCCACCGGCTCCGGCGAGGGGACCGCCACCCGCTACGCCGTCGACCCCGCCCGCGACGGCCGCCTGCGCATGGAGAGCGTCCTCGCGCTGCCGAATGTCAACGGCAACGACGTCCTCGGCCGCCGCGCGCGGGCCCGCCGACGGCAGCTGCAGGTGATGGGGCAGGTCACGCAGATCACCGTTCGCGACCACCCCGCGGCCCCGCTCGGCTCGTGGCAGATCGGCGACGACGTCCGCATCGCCGTGCACAACCAGTGGGTGTCCTACACCGGCTGGGCCCGCATCCTCGCCGACTCCTACGAGCCCGGAGAACACCCCGACCGGGCCGTCCTCACCCTGCAAAGGGCCGATGCCTTCCACTACGGATCGGATTCCTCATGACCGGATCCATCGCGCGGGAACTCCACGACCTCAAGCAGCGCCTCGCCCGGGTCGAGAAGGGCCAGCGGTACGCGCACGGAGGGAGCCTGGAGAACAGCTCCCTCCTGGTCCGCGACGCCACCGGTTCCCTGCGGGGCATCGTCGGCCAGCAGGCGGACGGCACCACCGCCGTGAACGTCGTCAACGGCGCCGCACCGCCCGCCCCGTCCACGCCCACCGTCGCCCCCGCGCTCGGCGGGATCGCGGTCGGCTGGGACGGCACCTTCGCAGACGGGCAGGTGATGCCGCTGGACTGGGCCCGCATCGAGGTCCACGCCTCCACCACCGCCGGGTTCACCCCAACCTCGGACACGCTGCAGGCGACGATGGAGACCCCGCAGGGCGCGATCAGCTACCTGCCCGCGACCGACCCGACCTACGTGCGGATCCTGTCCCGCAACACCTCCGGCACCGCCTCCACCCCGACCACAGAGGTCGGACCGTACTCACCCCGCCCGGTCGCAGGGGACATCGGCATCGGCGAGATCGTCGAAACGATGATCTCCGACGGTGCCGTCACCAGCCCCAAGATCTTCGCGAACGCGGTGACCACGGCGAAACTCGCCGCCGGATCCGTCGACGCGACCGCCCTGAAAGCGGACGCGATCACCGGCAAGACCATCACCGGCGGCACCATCACCGGCTCGCTGATCCAGACCGACACCACCGGCGAGCGGATCACCATCAACGAAGCCGACGCCAACATGGTCATCGTCTACGACTCCAGCGGCACCGCGGTCGGCGAATTCTCAGCCCGCGGAGTCCGCCTCCTCGGCGACTCCGGCGCCCGCCTCTTCCTCGACCCCGACGCCACCTACCCGCACGTCCGCTGGTCCAACGCCGCCGGATCGAAATGGGCCGTCGCCCAGGTCACCGAACCCACCGCAGGTGACGCCAACCTGGAGACGTTCTGCGGAACGTTCTCCGGCAGCGGCTACACCGACATGCTCTGGCGCTCCCTCCTCGCCCGCGACGTCGCCGTCATCGAACGACTGCGCTCATCAGACCCCACTACCGTCATCGGAGGCCGTCTGGTCCTCAACGCGACCCTGGCCAACCTGGGCTTCTCCAACACCGCCACCCCGGCCGAGAACACCGGCCTGACCGTAGAGGCCAACATCGCCACCGTGGACGGAGGCCGCTTCTACGTCCTCCCGCCAGCCTCAGCGAACAGCGCCATCGCCGTCGACGCTCTCACCGGGCACACCGGCAACCTGCTCCAGCTGGTCCGAGGCGGATCCGACCGATTCCGCGTCGACAAGGACGGCAATGCCACCGCCATCGGCGCCGTCATGGCGGGCAACATCCGCGCCTCCCGCACCTCCTGCCCAGCTCCCGGGGCCGGCGGAGGCACCACCACCGCCACCGTCACCTTCTCCACCCCCATGACCAACACCCCCCGCGTCGTCCTCACCCCCGACACCACCGTCGACCCGGCCACCGTCACCATCCGCGCCTACGCCGACGGCATCTCCACCACCGGCTTCACCATCCGCTGCTACCGATCCACCAACTCCAGCACGAACGTCGGCTGGGTCGCCATCAGCGACCCCGCCTAACCCCGAGAGGACCCCTCCTGATGCTGTCCCTGCCCGACCGGTCCGGCATGATCCCCACCGGCCTCGAGGTGTTCTTCCCCATGGGCCCCGGCGAGTACGTCGAGGACGGCCCGATCCTCCGCCTCGACAAGCGGGACATCCAGACCTACACCGACCAGGACTTGGACGCCCTGATAGCCGCCCGCATCGCCCCCTACCAGGCGGCCCACCCCGACTGGCGCATCGAAGCCCACCGCGCCTGGACCTTCGGAGGCCTCCCCGGCGGAAGCGCCGTCCTCCAGGAACAAGCCCCCGAGCAGGAGCCCGAGACCGAGGAGTAGCCCGCAGTCCCGGCGGCCAGGGGAACACACGAGCCCCCAGCCCGTAGCCTGATCAACAGGGCGACCCTCCGCCCCTCGCGCCACCCCCGAGGGACGACCGCACACCGCGGTCCACCACCTTTCAGCTCGCGCGCGGGGAGACGCAGGAGCCAGGGTCACGTGCCCGAACTCACCATCCAGCAGTACCCGGTACGGCCAGGCCTCGGACGGCACCTCGTGCTCGATCCGCGCAGCCTCGCCTACCGGCGGGCCTACGACGGGCAGCCCCTGCACCCCACCGCCTGGGAACCCCGGCTCCCGGTCCTCGACCAGCGCAATCTCACCGCCCAGGGCATACACACCAGCGCCCACGGCGACATCGCCGACGTCGACGCCCTCGGCTCCTGCACTGGCAACGCCGCCACCGCGCTCCTGTCCGTCCTCCTCGACAGGGACCGCGCGGCCGCCGCCGGCCTCGACACCCGCGACGCCGCATCCGCCCAGCGCTTCGCGATCGACCTCTACGCCCAGGCCACCACCCTCGACCAGTGGCATGAGTACACCTGGCCGGCCACCGACTGCGGCTCCTCCGGCCTCGGCATCGCCAAGGCACTGCGCGCCCGCGGCCTGATCAGCCAGTACGGCCACGCCACCACCGCCGAGGAACTGTGCACCCTCCTGCAGACCGGCCCGGTCCTCATGGGGATGCCCTGGCACGCGCAGTTCAGCACCCCGGACCGTGACGGCTTCATCGACGCCGTCCCCGGCTGGCTCGCCTCCCCCCTCGAAGGCGGCCACGAGGTGTGCCTGACCGCGCTCGAGTCCGTCGCCCCCGACGGCGACCGACTGCTCCCCGAACACACCGTCCTGCGCTTCCGGAATTCCTGGGGGCGCTCCTGGGGCGACCGCGGCGACGGCCGGCTGCGCCTCACCACCTACCTCGCCCTCCGCGACCAGATCGACCTGGTCCAGCCCCGAAGGGACCACGCCACATGACGCACTTCCACGTGGCCATCGACCACCTCGCCTCACCCGACCCGGCAAACGACGGCCAGCAGGTCGAGACGACCTACCTCGGAACCGTCGACCAGGCCCACGTCGACGAGGTCCGCGCCATCGCCGCCCTCGACGACAGCCCCCGCTGGGTGAAGGAACACCCCCGCCTCGAGGGCGCGTTCATGGTGCTCCGCGACGACGGCAACCTCGACGTGTACGTGCCCGTCGACGCCGCCGAGTACCGGGTGTACGAGCCCGACCCGGACCCGAAGACGCCCGGCCTGGACGACCTGCCGCGCGGCGCCTCCGGCCCGGCCTACATCGACGGCGCCGTACGTTTCGGCAGCCAGGCCGTCGGCGGGGCCATGGACACCCCCGGCAACCCGCCGCGATCCACCTGGCACACCACCGAGTCACCGGCTGGGGGGAACTACTTCACCTCCATCGCCGCCTACCTGATGCGTGTCGGCGCCGAGCCCCAGGTCATCTACGACCCGCTCACCGACGCCCTCGGCCAGTTCGGGCCGCTCACCAAGTCGGGCCGCGCCCTGCGCAACGACGGCACCCGCCGCACGAACCGCGAGGGCAAGGTCAACATCCAGGTCGAGGTCCTCGCCCGGGCCAGCCAGCCGTGGACCAAGGGCTTCGACCCGGCGAAGAAGCCGAACTACCGCAAGCTGATCGCGGCCATGCGCGCCCACTCCATCCCCGACGTCTGGCCAGCCGGGAAGCCCGAGGCCACCGCAGCCGCCGTCGCCAAGGGCTCCCGCTCCCGCACGACCTGGCAGACCAAGGGCGGCCACTACGGGCACTGCCACGTGCCCGGCAACAACCACTGGGACCCGGGCGCCATCGACACCAGCATCGTCCCGGGCAAGCCCGCCGGAGCCCCGGCCGACCCCGGCGAGGGAACCGGCACCCAGAGCGGCACGGGCACGTACACGGTCCGCAAGGGCGACACCCTGACCTCCATCGCCAAGGCACACAGCACCACCGCCGCCAAGCTGACCTCCCTCAACAGCCTGAAGGACCCCGACAAGCTGGTCGCCGGCCAGATCCTGAAGGTCCCGGCGAAGAAGCCCGCAGCAGTGCTCTACGAGCCGTTCCCCGGATCCGAGTTCTTCCACGGCGGCCGCAACTCCAAGGTCATCACCGCCATGGGGCAGCGCCTCGTCGCCGAGGGCTGCGGACGGTACGCCGAAGGCCCGGGCCCGGACTGGACGACCGCCGACCGCCGCTCCTACGCCGCCTGGCAGAAGAAGCTCGGCTACTCCGGCGACGGCGCCGACGGCATCCCTGGCAAAGCCTCCTGGGACAAGCTCCGCGTTCCGAAGGTCTGATCACCCCACCACACCCGCAAGGAGAAACCCGTGAAGGTATTCGGCCGAGAGCCCGTGTACATCCTGGCGTTCATAGCAACGGTCCTGAAGCTGTCCGCCGCCTACGGCATGGACGTGTCCGACACCGAGCAGGGCGCCATCATGGCGGTCCTCTCACTCGCCGTGGCCGTGGTCACCGCGGTCGTCCTGAAGACCGGCGCCGCAGCGGCTGCCATCGTGAACCTCGCCCAGGGCGTCCTCGCTCTGTTCCTGGCCTTCGGCCTGGAGATGGCCGCCGAGACGCAGGCGCTGTGGATGCTCGCCGTCGAGGGCACCGTGGCCCTGTTCCTCCATCGCGAGGTCACCGCCCCGGTTCCGGCCCTGCGCCTGGAGCAGTCCAGCCCGCTGGGCAAGCACGGCCCGACCGCGGTCTGACGCCATGTCTGTCCGGCACGACAGCACATGCCTGGCAGCAGACCTGTCGTGCCTGGCCAGACCACAACTACTAGGAGCGGCACCGGTGAACGAGCTGTCGGCCATAGACGTCCTCCTGCCGGGCGGAGCCGGGGCCCTCGTCACCCTGATCGTGCTGCTCATTCTCCGAGGGAACCTCGTCTCACGGGCCGTCCTGGAGGACGTCCGCAAGGACCGCGACGCGCGTGTCGCCGAACTCCTGGCGGAACGCAACGCGTGGCGGGAGGCCCACCGCGAGAGCGAAGCCGCACGCATCGAGGCCCAGAACCAGGTCGGTGAACTGTTGGAACTGTCCCGCGTAGCCGACCACGTCCTGCGCGCCATACGAGGGGAGGTGCCGGGGAATGCGATGGATTCGACGGTTGCTGCGCCGCCGTCCTGAGCCCGCCCCGAGCCGCTCAGAGACCCCAGGGCAGCGGGAGGCCCGATCGGCGCTCTCCCGCGCCCGTGAGGCGCGCCAAGAGGTCGAAGCACACCGGCCGGCCGTCGCCCATTTTGCCGCGCGCCTGGCACGCGAGCGAGAGAGAAACCACTTCGCGGAACTGTTCCGCTCTGCCTTGGAGGGAGGCCGTCACTGATGGACTGCGCGCAGCTGGCCAACACAGCAGCATCGGGCTTGGTCGCCCTTGCCTGCCTAGTGTTCGCTGTCGTCTATCACCGGCACGCACCATGGCGCTCCACTGCGGTGGGCCGCCACCTGATGACCTTCACCGTCGCGATAGGGGCCCTCGGCGCCTACACCGTCGCGATCACCCTGTGGCCGGACGGCGCCCCGGCCACTGTCTTCCGGGCCACCCGCACTGTGCTGCTCGTGCTCATAGCGGCCCTCGTGGTGCAGCGCACCCGTATGGTGCTGCGCGCCCAGCACCAGGGAGCCCTGCACGACATCGACCATCCGCCCGGCCCACCGCCTTCGCCTTGACGGGAGTACGACGATGACCACGGTGAACGGCAAGCTCATCGGGCCCGCCAACCCTCAGCGCGTGGAGATGAGGGCCACCCTCGTCGACGTCACCGGGAAGCCTGCGGTCGGCTACGTCGCCAGCGTTCCCGGCGAACTGGTCGGCCCCGTCACCATCACCGCCGACGGGGAAGGCCACTGGACGGTCGATCTGACCGCCAACCCTCTGATCGCCTCGGACGCGGGGGACACCCTGTGGGCGATCCAGGAAGGCCGCGCGAATGACGGCAACCCGATCATCACCTACGTCGTCGTGCCCGAGACGGGCGGCCCGTTCTGGGCCGGGAACATCCGCGCTGACCTGTCCGACACGGTCACCGGCGGCGGCACCGTCGTCTACCTCCCCGGCCCCCAGGGCCCCGCAGGATCAGCCGGCGCCACCGGCGCGACGGGAGCCACCGGGCCCGAAGGACCCCAGGGGCCGCAAGGCGGCACCGGGCCACAGGGCCCGGAAGGACCGACCGGCCCGGAAGGACCGACCGGCCCGGAAGG